CCCCTGCTTGCCATCCTGTTGGAGATATTCTATTAATTTGTGTAGTTCCCGTAATATCAAATAAATTTCCATTATTTCCAATCGTAATATCATTAGCACTTGCAATATCCGTACCTTGTTTATATTGAAATCGTTTTAAAGTTTTAATACTGTCATTCTCTGTATCATCAGAACCAAGATACAAAGTTCCTCTTGAACCGTCAGCACCAGTACCAGCTAAAGCACCATAAGCACCACCATAAATATATATATCACCACCATCACCACCATTAGTGTCGCCACTATTTGCATCTGTACCAGAACCACCAATAATGGAAACATCAGCACCATCAAATCCAGCCCCTGAAGATGATTCGCCACCCTCTTGACCTGATATTTCAAAATCGCTAGTAGCATTTGCATCATCTGCCGATTGTCCTAATCCAAAACTAACTCCATCAATATCTTCACCAGCTAACTTATAAGCTACATTAATATCTCCTCCATCATCTTCGGCTTCTATTTCAAAAATACTAGATTCAGAACCATCTATTAGCATATTAAAATTCATTCCAGCCATTTCAGAAGCACCAGTTACATCCAAAGCATAACTTTCAATACTACCCCAAAGATTGGAACTAGCATCAGAAAAATGTAATTTACCGAGGTAATCATCACCAGCTAAACTACCATTAGTATTTGCTATGGCGAAAGTTGTACCATCAGAACTTGTATCTTGTACTATTCCAACATATCCATAAGTACCACTTCCTGATAATCCACCAGCTTCAAGATGAATATTACCGCCGTTTGTATCACCTGAACCTGCGGAGTCGGCTTTGATTAATATTCCCTTACCCACTGCTGTTGCAGTTGGAACGGAAATAGTCAAAGCGTTATCTTTTGTACCTGTAATTGCCGTAGTAACTCCCGTAAGAGTTCCAGCCATAGCAATATCGGTAATTCCATCTAAAGCACCAGCGAAGGTAATTGCCTTTGTAGTTAAATTTCCTTTAATCGCATCGCCAATATTTAATTCATTACTTGTATCACCACCAGCCGAAGTATTCTTTGCCCAACCAATCACGATATTATTATCGCCAGTGGTGGTAGTAGCTCCAGTTTGATAGCCAATAAAAACATTTTTATCAGAATCTGTATACATACCTTGTCCCGCAGAGGCGCCAAGCACAACATTTTGATTTGAATTATGTCTTAAACCTGAACAAGAGCCTGACCCAATACATACATTTTCACTTATATTATTAGAATTACCAGTGCTACCTTTACCAGCCTGATAACCAAGAAATGTATTAGAGAAACCAACTGTGGTGCTTGCCCCTGCTTCTCTACCAACGGCTGTATTATTTGAACCTGAAAGTAATGCACCTAACACATTATATCCAATCGCTGTCGTACTACCTGCACTCGTAGCAACTGCCATCGCAGATGTACCAATACTTACATTTCTTGAAGCTTCTGTTAATAAAGCACCACTACCACTTCCTATCGCAACATTCCAATATCCAGTAGTAAGATCATTTAATGCATTTACTCCTATACCAAGATTTTTACTCGATAAATATGAAGCACCACCGCCATCTGAAAGTGTAAAGTTTCCAGCATTTTCACCAATAAATAAGTTTTCACCATCGCTCGTAGCGTCAAAGAATGTATGAATGAAGCTTTTATTGTCTTGTTCTATAACACCAGCGTCAGCATCGGAAGTTGTTACAAGGTTCAAATTCTTAGATGCAGACAAATCACCAATTATTGAAATGTCTTTTGTATCTGTTCTTCCAATTATCGCTCCACCAATCCTTATTACCTTGTCATAATTTACTGTTCCAGCAGTGTCATCATAGCCTATGATAATGTTTTGTTCGCCATCCGTTACGGAGCTACAAGTATTGTAACCAAGACATAAGTTCCGATCTCCTGTTGTTAGAATCGTTAAAGCACTAGCACCAATCCCAGTATTATATTGACCCTCTGTGGTTGCTTTACCAGCCTCAGTACCAACCATTGTATTCCGATGACCTAGAGTTAGCCCCTGCAATGTTTCTAAACCAATACCTATATTGTCACTAGCTCTATATGTTGCTCCGCCAGCATCAGACATAGTAAAGTTACCAGCATCTTTTCCAACGAATATATTATCTCCATCGCTTGTAGGATCAGAGTAACTATGAATGAATCTACTGCTATCTTGTTTAATAAGTCCTGTGTCAGCGTCAGTAGTTGCGGCTAAATGTAATGCGTCAGGTCTAAAATCACCCGACATGTAACCATCTGTAATGTCAGTATTTCCTAAAGTAATTGTATTTGAACCATTACCTATTGCATTATAACCAATTACTATTTCATTTGTAATTGCGTCTTCACCGCCAGAAGGATCAGAACCAGACTTTGTTTCATTACCTAAATACATTGACCATTCAGGCGTTTGTAACGGGTTAGAGCCATCATTTTGATACTCACCAGCCTTGTAACCCATAGCTACATTATATCCACCAGTTGTAACACTATAAAGAGCATGACGACCAATCGCTGTATTTTCAGCACCTCCAGTATTAAAATTTAATGCTTCATTACCAACTGCTGTATTACTTCCTGTTGTTGTGTTAGCACCAAGAGCAGAATAACCAACTGCCGTATTATAATTACCTGATGAGTTAGCATCAAAAGCCGTGCTACCAACTGCCGTATTTTTATTACCGCTATCGATTGTCATTCCTGAATCTTTACCAACCATTACATTCTCAAATCCAGTGGTAAGAACTTTTAATGTATTTAAGCCAATACCTACATTATTACTTGCAAGCGTTGTAGCCCCTCCACCATCATCTAAAGTAAAATTACCTGCATCCTTACCTAGAAATAAATTGCCTCCGTCACTACTTGCGTCTTTGTAAGCATGAAGAAATTTAGCACTATCCATTTCAATTACGCCAATATCTGCACTAGAAGTAAGGGCTAAGTTTACATTATTAGGAACTGTTAAATCTCCGCCTAGCGTAGTTCCTTGACCAGTGTCTGCAATAGAAACAACACCATCAGCATCAGAACTGAAAAATGCAGTTAGAACACTATTAACTTGTTGGTATAATGTTACATCCGCATCTTCCGTTCCTGCGCCTGTATCAGTAGCTTGTACTTCAATTTTAACATCATCGGTTTCAGAGGCTGAATCAGTATCATCAAAAATCATAACTGGATTATCGTCTTTAAATAACCATTCCAAAACGTCCCAAACTCCTATCTCTTGCCCCCCAGCGTCAAATCGTATTTTATCCTCATCTGAACTTTCTTCTGTTTGAACAAGAGTATCTTTATCTGCGTCATAAATTACAGAACTGCTTAATACACAAGTTCCACCCCCAAGATCAATATATCCAGAAGCACAAGAACCACAACGACTTCCAGCATAACCAGTATCACAAGCACAATAAGCTGAATCTACTGCCGACCCTGTTGTAGTTAAATGACAATTAACAGACGCTCCATGAGTTAAAGTAGCACAAGATGTATTCCAAGCGTCAACTGTCGTGGCATTAGTATCGCAATTCAAATATCTCATAACCGAAGCGTCCACACCACAATCTTGTCCATTATAAATATTAAGACACTGTGAATTATAATCAGCAGCATTTACGCTACCTACGAACATTGGAATCGCAATTAGCAACCCAATAAATATTTTTATTAATTTGTTCATAGAATTTTAAGTTAATTAAAGTTTACAACACGCAAATTTCTTAGCAGAAGCGCAACCTGACATCCAACCTGCCTTATCTGTTAGTTTCCAATATCTTCCATAATATCCAGCAGCATCTTCAGACCACGCTTTACAATCATTTGCATTAGCAGTGTATCCAGGCGCTCCACCGTTAGCCCAAACTTCATCGGTGAGTCCTCCAAAAGTAGAACCTTGTTGAATTAGTGCTACCATTTCTTCATTCGTACAAACACGAGCAGAAGCATCACTGGTATCAGTAGCGCATTGAGCATCAGACGAACCAGCACCATGATAACCAGCCAATCCATCTCCGTCATAAGCCAGTGTTGTAACACCAACCCAGCTTACAAGAGGTGTGCTAGTTGTTAATATAGCTGACTCTGTTCCGTCTTTATCCTCCCAATAAGGGGCTGATATTCCACTACTATCTTTAGAATATAATCTACCAACATTATCAGCTGGAGCAGATGGCGTACTTATTTCTCCAAAATCCTGATAATGTGCTCCTATATCTATATTACCTCCTGCAATAACCTCCCCACCTGTTGGCGTTAAATAAATATCATCTGCCGAGGCAAGAGTAATATCACCTGTGTCTGTTGTAGTAGAGAAATCACCATTAGCGTCTGAGGATAAAGCATGTGTAACTTGCGGGTCTCCTGTCTGTGCTCCTTTAATCATTAAAATTTCTCCTGAATCAGTAGTTGCATTACCCATTAATACACTTGATACTTTATGATCTAGTAACCCAGCTGAAGCTAAGCTTGCAAACATTAGAGTACCAACAAGAACCAATGATAGTAGTTGTTTAATTTTCATTAGTAATTAATTAAATATTTAAGAACTTTAGTTGAACCGAGTCTATTTTTTATTCTAACTTTTGTACCATTATCAAAAATGCAGAACTTAGTATCCGTATCAGAATCTACCACATTTGAAGTATTTTCGTCTAGAGAAACATCTCCATTGGAAGACCATCTAAACCTTGCAAATTCTTCATTATCTCCTACCATTAAATATCCCCATCCATAAGATGCAGTAGGCAAATCAATAAAAGCCTCATCTGCAAATGCTGTGATAGTAACTAATCCCCAATCCACGTCAGCAATTTTTTGCCATTGAGCATCTACATCTCCTGTTATAGCTATACATACATAAACAGCAGACTTACCATCTCCATCATCTTGAACAAGTCTAGCATCATTTACAGTATTTCCTGTTAAGGGCAAATCGGCTTTAGTAGCTACTGGAGCTTGCCAAGATAGTATAGTTGCTAAAGAGGCATATATATTATCTATTGCCTTTTTAACATTGTTATCCGTAGGACTAGTAGCATTGACATATCCAACTTCTTGAGCCTTATGTTTTAATAAATGCTGTCCTTTATGTATAATTTGTAATCCCATAGTTTCTGTAGACAAGTAATAAAATATATTCTTGTGGGCAGGGCTAAGCCTGTGGGCAGAAACGTAAACCTAAAATGTATTTTAGGTCTAAGCAGCTATATCCCAAGGCGTACCTGACCAAGTAGTATTTCTCCAAGCAATCTTTTCAATTGACTTAATACCACTTACTGTTGCATACTCTAAAACTTGCTCAAGGCACTTATCTCCCGCTTGCGCAAAAGACTGTGCCGTATAAATGTTTGTTGGGTCACCATCAGAGTCACTAACCAAAAACTTTTTTACATTAGGTTCTTTAGAAGAGTCCATCATACTAGCTATCAAGGAGGCTCTGAACCCATCTACTTGTATTTGTGTCATCTTAATGTCAATTAATGTATAAGTTGCTCAGACGCTATGTTCTAATCTATTCTATCCCTTACGGCAAAGTGACCGCTCATAAGGGACAGCCAACATTAGAATACGTCGGTCAAGTATGAAACTTTAAATGAATCAGCAGCAATAATCGCAGTAGCTGGCACAAATGTACCCCCAGTTACACCAGCAGTAGGCAACGCTTCACAAGAAAATTCTGTAGCACCTGATGCTTTACGTTCATTGAGCACAATATCACCTGCGACTGTTATAGGACGGTATAGACCAAGAGCGCTGGATACTCCAACACTAATTGTATCTCCACCAGCTCCTCTAGCAGGAAGAACTATATTATCTAACGATTCAAACGGAAGAGTCCCTGATACCAAAGAGGCACCAACGGCTGTTATCGTTTCTCTAATAGTTCTACCAGCCCAGTCTTTACCTGTAATAACGACTGCACCAGTTGCAGTAGCCTGATTACCAGTAATTGTTAAAGTTCTATACTCATTTGGGTCGGTAAGAGAAGCCGCCAACAACTTAGTAGTAGCACCATCAGCTAAAGTAGTAGCTGCTACAACCTTATCGGCTGCTTCAACTTCTACATCTACCATTGTTTGCACTATTGGGAAACCACCTTCAAAGGTGTCTTGCGCCCATCGTTTTCCACCTCCCCATATTTGGGAATTACGTCTTTTTAACATAATGAGTAGTAAATTAATTGAAATAAAATCTTATAAGGAGATATACCCCTTAACCTTAACAACTAAGAAATTCGGATATTAGAAATCTTAACGTGGAATTCCTCTGCTCTACAAACTAAAACAGTTGCTTCAGCAACCATAAATTTAATAGCTGCACCTGTTCTATCGAGCATAGACTTACCAAGAGGGTACAAATCTTCCATATAAAGAACATCCTGACCACGGGCTTTTTCTGTTACAACATATATATCGGATACTGTGTTACCTGTCGCAACATAAGTAGTAGCGTCGTCTGCAATTGCAAATGTAGCTACAATCGGAAGTTTACCAATCATAGACTGATAAAAACTAACTTCCACACCAGTACTCAAACCTTCAGTTGCTCCTTGGTTGATATTTACACGAACATCTCCAGCCAAAGACTGATTGATAGCACGCTTCATACCATAACTACAATAAATTGCAGTTGGGCGAACACCATAAGTATTAACAAGAGTAACTATCGCTTCGTCAAGAAGGTCGGTACGGAAACCTAATGCATTATTAGCATCATCTGTGGTATTGGTAGTAATCCAATTATCTAATCCGTCAAACTCAGTAGGAGTTCCTGTTGCGTCACCTGTGATAAGGAACTGCTCTTCATCTTGGATGACTTCCCGCAAAGCAACTTCAGTCTGCTCTGCTTCTTGGTCAAGAAAAGTTTTACCAGCTGCCAACATACGGTCAGTAATACTTTTAGTTTTACCAAGTTCCTTATAAATAGCACTTCGTCTTACATAAGAAGTGGAATCTTCGGTAGGAGTACCTCCTTCTGTAAAGGCAGAGTTACCAGTACCAATCGCCGTCATTACATTCCAAGAAGCTGCTAATCCAGAGCCAGTTTTACGAGACAGCCTATCACGGATAGGAGTTTCTTTGAATGCTAAACGGTTTACAAAACCAGAAAGGTTTTCACGAGTTAATATAGCACCTTGAATGTATGTTGGGGTAGAAAGAGTTTTTTCTACGTTTGCCAAGGTGTTTTGTATAGATTGTGGGTCCATAAATCAAATAGAATTAAAATAATAAAAATGACTCATCGCTAAATACTAATTAGGCTTATACTTCTTTTGTAGCAAGAAACTCTTTTGCAAGTTTATATGCTTCAGTAGGAGTACTACCTTTTTCCATATATTCGCCTATTTTAGTGTCCAAAAGTTCTTGAGAATCACTAGGAGCATCATTAACTTCTGTCATAGACTTTTCTACAGCTTGGAAATCTGTAGCCATTGATTTTCTACCAAGAGGTGCTTTAGCTAACTTCTCAATGATATTCGCCTGAGATTTTACAATCCCATTCAAATCTTCCACTGACTTAGTTAGAGTTTCGATAGCTCCAGTTTTTTCAACTAGACCTTCAACCACCGCACTCATCTCACTGATAGATTTTTCAACCTTAGCAGTAAAGGCTTTGTCAAAAGACTTCTCCACTGGAGCTTCGTCTTTCTTCTCTACCTCTTCTTCTTCAGGTTTTTCTTCTTCTTTTTCTTCCGCCTCATCAGCAGGTTTTTCTTCTTCTACTTCTTCAGTTGGTTCTTCCTCTGGAGTTTCCTCTTCGGTTTCTTCAACTTCTTCAGTAGGTTTTTCTTCCTCCTCTTTTTCAGGAGCTTCTTCCTCTTCTTCTTTAGCTTCTTCCTTTTCAGGTTCAGCCTCAGTTTCAGGGGTTTCTTCTTCAGTAGTTTCTACTACCTCTTCGGTAGGAGTTTCTACTTTTTCTTCTTTAGCTTTTTCAACGGCAGGAGTTTTCAACTCTGCCTCTACTACAGCCTCAGAATTTTTTTTAACTTTAGATTTCATAAGGTTAATTAGTTAAAGATATAATATGAATTGGGACTACTTAACAAATTCGCATAAGCTTCAGAGCACTTACTAATCTGAGCGTCTTCTATATCAGGTTTCACACTAGAAGTACCTTGAGTATACTCATACGCTTTTTGTAGCACATCTAACTCTTCTTTACTGATTTTTACTCTCTCAACATTTTTCTTTTCAACTAACTGCTCCTGAGTTATATGTCCTTTTTTCAGTAAGTCTAATTCTTTTAGGTGTCTAAATAAATGAGCCATAATAACTGTATAGTCTTTCGGAGTATAATAGCCTCTAAAGTCAACAGCTTTTTTCATTTGATATAATACTAATTCTTTATCTAACGCATAGTCCTTTCTGTGATGGGGCATTACCATTTCTCTGCTCCAAAGAACTATCATTTGTTCCTCTACTATATTATCCCAGAAATCATCCATTTTCATAGCTTCTGGAATTTCACCATCTTCTGGTAAATCAACGCTAGACATTACTGTAATTAGTTGAGCTACTAACTGCAAATCCTCTACTGATAAACCATAGTAAGGTTCTGGGCAACCATATTCGCAATCATCAATATAAATATCTTTCAGTACACCATCTACTTGAGGTTCTACTTCAGCAAACCATTCAGTAAAATCTTTTGAGCGGGATACGTTTCCTTTCTTATCCGTCATAACTGATTCTTTCTTTTCATAGCCCTTATAAAACTCAATTAATTTTTTAGCCTGAGTACTATAAGGCATTGTCTTATCTGTATTTTTTTCAAACTCTTTCATCTTATCCCAATCTAATGACTTAGCTATTGATAAGGTAGTGGACTTATTAGAGGGACGTTTTACTATAGAAATTTCCTGTAAAACAACATCTTTATATACTTTAATACTTCTTCCAAGTTCCTTTGAATACTCATATATAGCATCTATAACAGCTCCTCCCACTGATAAACCAATCTCAGAACCTCGTTTTAATAGTACTCCAATATCTTTTCCTAAGGACATTTCAGTATCAATTTCTCCTTTTACATATAATCTATTTTCACTGTCTAGAGTAGCTTCCTTCCAAATTCCAATATTAGAATAGAATTTATCTTCATGCTCGCATTTAATAGGTATATCTCCATTATTAACACCAGCCAACATTTTTTTAATTGCCGCAACATCAAATCTTTCCTCATCTCTATCAATAGTTGGGTCAGATGCGACTCCTTCCACGACTATTTTACCATTGCCTTTTTCGTAACTTTTTACGACAGACAAATTAATTTTAAACATAGTATATGGCTTTAACTAAATAAAAAGACCGAATATTAAGCTATAACTTAAACTTATTAGTCGGCCTTCTTGAGGTCTCAGGGTGTTCAGCCCTTTGTGGTTTGTCAATCTATTATAAACACACTTTTTTTTAATTGGCAAGCATTTTCTTTAACTTCTTTCCTTTTTCTGTCCAAGGCATTTTAAACTTACCTTTTCTCATCAAATCAGTATCATAAGTATTAATCCTATGGCAAGCACCACATTTGGTTTCTATTTTACCTAATCCTATACTCAAGAATAATAACCTTGTGCAATTACAGCACACATGACTCACAGCTCTGGCTTGAAAATCCTTACCCCTCAGACCAATACATTGGTCCTCTCTTGAAGGATAATTAATTTTGCGACACTTCGGACAAATCACTTCGACCTCGACATCCCCCTCTGCCTTATACAGCAGGTGGTTACAGTTATGACATCGAAAATCTTTCATATAATTATGTTAGGAAATATTAATTAGTTCATTAGACCTTGTTTTCTCCCATAAAAATTTATCTGCCTCGTTTAAAACAACGTAAATTTCCTTTAATTCTACAGACATACTCTTCTGCGCACCCTCTTTAAGGTTAATAAGGATCGCACCGTTTTCTTCCTTAGTAATAGATTTTACCATAAAATTAGTGTTTCTAGGAAAAAGAACTTCATTCTCCCCTCCAAATACTATCTCCTTTCCCCCTTTAGAAGACTCTATTTTAAATAGAAAGCTAGTATGTTCCCTGTCAATACCTCTCATATCTATAAAAGATTCTGCCCACCTTTTTGAAGTAGTAGTAGACATATATGCGGGGTCTTTAAAGCTTTTAAGTTTTTCTAAATTATGTAAAAATTTCGTACCCTCGCTCTTAGTCAATCTCAGCCCTCTAAACACTGGTAACGGTTGCGACTCTAATTTAGACAGTGCATTATCAATGAACTTAGTTAATAACTCTTGGTCAACAGACAACTTTCCCGTTCTTAAAGCCGCATTTAACTTCCAACTTTTAGTAGTTCCTACATACTGCCTTAAAGCCTTTATTTCATCAAGAGAGACACCTAATTTTTTATACCCCTGTAAGGATGAAATTCTTAGTTCTGTTAAGTATGACTGCATATCCGACCTCCATTCAGGAATACTAAAAGACTTCATACTTGGCTCCACAAATAAAGAGTGAAACTTTTTTCTTTCCGCAACCGAGTACCCTGAAACAGGTATTTTTCCTGTTATACCTAATTTTAATCTTAGTTGCACATATCCCTCATCTGATAATTTAGTCCTTGCAAATTCTAAAGCCTCTAACTTATCTTTGCCCTCTAAATTTTTTATATCCGCATACATACTTCCAATTTCTTTATCTTCACCTACATTACTTTCTCCCCCAGCCCAAACGGCTTCTGGGTTCTGACATTTATTTGCCCCCTCTTTTTCTAAATCATAATCAGGACCTTTGTCTTTAGCCTTATTAAATAAATCAGTAACCCTGTCAAACACACTAAACTTGCTTTTAACAAAATCAATACACTCTTTAAATTCATATCTAACTGTACATCTACACAAAGCATGGGCAGGCGGAGCCATTCCTGTAAATTCTGAACCTTGCCTTGTATCTGTACCTTCTGTCTCAGCATGAAAATTGCCTGTAATAGAAATCGTCCCCCCATCTAATGGCTCACAAATAGGACATACTCTTTCGTCCTCGGCAGTTTCCCATATCTTATGTGTAGCGCCGTTCATCATAGCAGTTTGCTGACGCATCCATTCTGATACAGCGACTGTTTCGGTCATCACTATCTTTCTGGCACGCTCTCTTGAAATCTTTAATCCCGCTCCCTGCATTCGTCTTATCATGGCACTCTTCCTCTCTCCCTTTCTAATTCCAATGGCTAATTGGTTCACAAAGCGTGTCTTTGTAGTCTTATTAAGCCCTTTGACTAAGGTATTCGTTCGAGACTTAATCTGAGACACCAAATCTTTTTTGGATACTCTAAACTTCAAAGGTCTAGGAATCTTAATAGAATTGATAATATCCTGACCACCTTTATTCGCCATATTCTTTAGATAACCATTCATCTCAGGTCGAAACTTATTATAACTAGTAATTGACTTTGCATTTCCTCCAATAGTAAACGACATAAATCCCATTAACGCTCCCATCTTCAAAGCATTAGAAGTAACAGATATCTTATCCTGCTGTAAGTTCTCAGTAGCCAATTCCCTTAAATCCTCTTCCGACCTAATATCATTCGGGTCTTGCTTCTTAAAACCTTTTTTCAGTTTCGTCTTAACCCCTCGTCGGTTAACAAAGTATTTTGGATAGTTCTTATATAAGGTATTGATAACTCCTGATAACAGTAAGTCATTCCATTGGTCTTCCAAAGACTTTTGTATTAATTTTTCCATTCTTTTATACTGAAGTGTCTTTGTTAGACTTTGGAAAAAATCACTACCTCCTGTGATGGGCTTCTTCTCAAACTTATCCATATATAGGCGGGTAATATTTCTTGTTAGCCTTTCTAAATGACTTCTTCGCAGGCTTCTCCCCCTTATCATCTATATCGTCAATTTCTTTTACATCACTCATATCATTAGAGCTATCTTTGGGATCAGGACTCGTCATACTGCCATCTTCAAAACCATCATCAATTTCAATTGGTTCATAGCCCTCTCGCTCAGAAATCTCTTCAGGAGCAACTACTTGAGAATCAATATAAATTTTATCTATTTCAGCTTGAATTTTTCTGTCTTTCAAATTAGTTGCCACTTCAAATTCAAATACATAATCGCCATATCCCTGTGGAATTAATATCTCTCTATTAAAATATTCTTCCACCAATTGCTTAGTGGACTGAATACCCCTCGAATTAGATAAACTCTCCTGTACTTGAGCCGTTGCCCTATTTACATCTTGAGTGATATTAGCATCCATACTTGATAAACCGTAAGTCGCTAATTTCATTCTAGACAACCAATCAAGATATTCAACATACTGCATATCCTTGTGGCTACCATTCTGGAATGGAATATATTTCTTAGGGTTATCTGAACCCCACACAAATTTCATTCTTTGGTTATCGTTTATAACAGTAGCATTCCATAGAGCAACAAATTGCTGAGCTTCTTCATTAGACATATCTCCTAAATCTAACATTCCAGGCGGAACATTATCGGCCGAAAAAGTCTTGGAGTTATAAACCTGCGCATTCAAACTTGCTTGCACAGTCATCATTATACTTTCAATAGGCGACATTCCATATCCGTAAGACCCTAAATCATTTTGAGGGTTTGCCATCATATAAATAATCTCGTCCTGTTTAAACTCTGCAACTACTTTATTATCTACCATTTGCACATACGCATTTTCGGGATCATACTCGCCCAATTTATTAAATCGAGGTCTAATAGTAGCGCCATCTACTGAATTAAGTTCTAGTAAATCTCCTTTGGCATTAAACACTTTTTCAATTACACCTGCATCCATTACCAATAAATCTTCCAATACTCTATCTAGCAATACTCTTAAACTCTCAGAATTTGGATTGAGCATTGTAAACAATTCATTGATAGCTTTTATCTTTGACTCGTCTGGAGTAATTCCAGGCTTAGGAGTTATCTGCCACTTAGCTTGAGATACTTCTTTCTTAATAACATTAATACATATACGAATTAAGGAATCAACTTTAGCAATTTGCCTTAGTTGAGCGAAAGAAACTTTAGTGGGTTTAGGACTTCCCTTTGAAGGGTCAAACCTCAGAGCGTTCATATTCGCTTGAATAGGAGCAATAGCCAAAGCTTTTTTTCCTTCTTTGGCAAATGCATCTTTAACAAATCCCGTAAATGAATCTCCTAACTTCGAGAAGAATGAAGGTTTTTTCATATCTTAATTAATTAAATTATAAATCGTCTGGCTCTAAACTCTTTTCAATAGCATCTGTAAAGTCTGCTTTTTCCACAAAAACATAAAACACATGTACTAACTCGTACCCTTTGGTAAACATTTTATTTTCAACCGTAACTGTATTTATCTGAACATCTACTATTATATAACCAATCGCCTCTAACTTATTCAAGCCATGATTCACTTCCTCTATATTTGTATATTTGTGTATTTCCATGATAATTTTACTTTAGTATATAATAAACATTTTTTCAAGTTTTTTATTGAATTAATCCAACATCTAGCATCTCTTGCAACTGTTGATAATACTGTGATTTAGCGTCCAATACTTTCTTTTCTGCAATAGGCGTTTTATTTGTAGTGCTTACTTTAGAAGAATTTGTCTGCATCATTCCCATCTCTCCCCCACTGTGTTGCATTGCATTATACACCGCTCCACATACTGCATCCGCCACATCTTTACTTCCGCCAGGAGGATGGTCTACTTTATTTGCTTTAGTAATTTCTAATCTCTGTAACTCATCAAACAAGAAATCCATCTTATGGCAACTAACCCTTTTAGAATAAATTAATTCTTTCAATGTATTATAAGGTTCAATAGTTCTATCCACTGACAAATACTCAGCCCTTATTCCTTTACTCCTTAATATTTGTAGTGTATCCGCTGACTGAAATTGGTCGAGTGTTACTAATTTAATTGAATACCCCATTGCTTTTAAGGCATAAATTTTATTTCTTACCTCCTCAAAATTAATCTCCCCAGTTACTCCTGCTGATATTCTTTCTGCCAAGTCAATTACTATCTTTTTCTGTCTTTCTCCAGTTATTTGGTTCTCTTCCCAGCCGTCAAAATGAGTCATAGAAAATCCAGCATGGTCGCCCCCCTTCTTATTTAATGCCAAATCTATATGTATATAATAATTAGTTCTCAAAGCAGGTTCTGGAAATTTATACTTACCAGTTGATAATAAAGGAGTAGGCAAAGACTCATCAAATATAGCTTTAATGATATGAGGATGAGCCATAAATGCTTCAATAGTCATACTTGGTAATGCCGCAAAATCCCTTTTCGCTTTGTCTGGGTCTTGCAAGAAACTCTTTTTGTACTCGCCTGGAATTTCCCAATATGTTTTTGTGGGTACAAATTCTTCTTCAACAAAACAAATATCTTTCTTGTTGGTCAAATCTGGTTTGTCATCCACTAAACCATCTCGGCTATTAAAATAAAATTTGTTATCCATATCTGCCTGCCTGAGAGGTCTTGTCTTCCAAGTAGGTATCTGAGAACTATAAATCAACTCAGGAAACTTCCTAGCCTCTGATAACTTATTCATAATAAAATCCCCCTCATATCGAGGAGATGAAATCATCACTACTAATCCATCATTACCAAAACGAGATACAATACGTCTTTGCAAGGCATTATAAATTTCTTCCGCTATCTGCTTATTTTCATTATCCATATAAAATGCCGCTTCATCTAATACCGCATAGAAGATATTATATCCCAATGGGGTAGTTGACTTACTATTACCTGACACCAATAAAATATTCTCTTTTGCGTACCTAATACTAGTCGTCAACACTTTTGGATTAAATCTTTTAAACCAAGGACTCTTCTCCATCAAATTTCTGATACCCGTAAAACAATTCTCTAGCGCCTGAGTAGCAGTTGTACCCATATTCATTATAGTAATTGGCTTATCCTTAGCCAAATAATAAGTCGCATGTGGGTTTCTAAGGCATAAAAGAGTATGTGTAGCATAGCAGGCTAGTATCTCAGATACTGTTGTCTTACCAGCACCAATACCCGCAACAATAACTGCCTCAGAATACCCCTTCTCTATTATATCCCTACACATCTCCCTGACTTTCGGATATACATATTCACCTATTCCCAGATATCTACTATCGTCTAAAAAGGTATCTATGCTTACTCTAGGATACTTCCACTTCTTTCTGTCTAGTAAGAACTCTTTGAAATATTCCATATCCTTCTTATTTCTCATAATCGCTGAATGTTCCTTTAACATTTGGAGAACATTCTCCGAAAAGTTTTGCAGGAAATTCGGTATTTTTTTAACTACTCCAGTCATAATTAATTTTTAACTATTTCTCCTTCAACAACATTATTATTGTCATCTTTCTCTTCAATTTGCTCCATTGTAGTATCGAGAAAAGCAACCAAAGCATTAATAGCTTCTGGCTTAGTGCTTTCTAAATCAGCTGTACCTGACTCATATATATTATTAACATTATTCTGCTGAATATTTACATTGATATTATGTCTTCCCAAATTCCAATTCTGTAATTCAGCATAGTTCATTTGCATCTTATGTAAACTTTCTAAACCAGACATAAACTCAAAAGGCTTCCATGTAGCTTTAGACTGAGCCATATGCAGGGAGGCTTTTTCAAGAGTCAATTCCATTTGGGCTAAAAAAGCTATACGCAATTGCTCCAGATGGTCATAATCCTCATTACTTAGAGGCTTATTTTTTCTAAAGTAATCAGCAATATCTCTATCTATAGTCCTTCTAGAAACTTGTCCCCAGCCCTTTACTAAAGCCAAATTATTTATTTGTTTAACAATAGTGGCGTTACTTACTCCCGCAAGTTTCAAGCCAACTGAGTACTCTCTACGAGCATCTACCAATTCTATAGGTGCGGAATTTCTACCTGCCATTATAACTAGGGTTTAAAAAGTATTGATACAAACCACAACCTCTTTAAACTGCCCTTTTATCCCCGTAGAGCATAACTTGTAATCTAGGACTAAACTTATAACCATTTTTATATGCATACTCCCATATAATAGGAGTAGCCTCTTTTATTCTCTTCCCCGTAATTCCTTCTGGCATTAAATATATTCCATCATATATATTATACTCTCTCTGCCACTCCTTCACCTCCTTCATATCCTTCTCTAAATTATCATGGTGTATTACAAATTTAAACTTACACGTTGTAAATAATCCTTTTGAAATTAAACTCTTTATTGCTAGTAAGTTACTCCTTTTAGCTTTAGAGTTACCACTGGAAGCTAATTTAGGAGAACAATTAATAAAATTTACATACTTAGCCAAAGCTGTATCTATCTCTATTGTACCATTAGTTTCTATTTCTACTATTAATCTTAAACCTGTTAATTTCTGATACGCATATATTACTTCCAGTATACTCTTTTGTTGCAATAAAGGCTCTCCCCCTGTAAATACTACTCTATGGTTGCAAGTTCCTAGAGCAACTACAATTTTTTCAGCTACTTCTTGTGGAGTCATCTCAATTACATAATCGCATTTCTTTACAGGTTTAGAATATCTATGCTCATCTTTCCTTCCTTCCCATAACCAACTATAACTTGTATCACAAAAATTACAATTCAAATTACATCCTGCTAATCTCACAAAGACACAGTGCTCTGATATAGTAGCCCCCTCTCCTTGAAACGCAGGGTAGATTTCGCTCTCCCCATCAGGCATTTTTGATATAAGCATATTATTTAATTTGTTTAATAAATAATGACTGGTCATAAAATTTATTCAACCTATATATAAATTTTTCATATGTTCCTCTATTCTTATAACCAAAGGCAGTTAATAACTTTTCCATTGGTTCATTTTCAATAGTAAGGGCATATATACTACCAACATTCCAAGATGTAATTGCCTTTAGTTCTGCCTGCTCTATTAACATCTTTCCTATACCCTTCCTCCTACAATCTGGGTCAACAAAAATGTCTACTATATATGCTCTAGCCGTTTTAGCCTCACATCTTACCCTAACAAAACCTACAGGTTTTTTATGTATCACAGCAGTTAGACATATATTCCAAGCATCTTGTTTTACCACATCTGAAATATCGGGCGTACCATAAACATTTAAAGGTGCTTGTAACGTTTCATTTTCTATGCACTTTAATATAAATTTATCATCCCTCTCTGGCTTGTAATAAACGACTTGGTTCATAGTTATTTTTTAAATTTTACTGGTTGAAAACCTTTCTTTAATTCTTCCCTACGTTCTTTTCTACAATAATCACATAGGCTATCTATTGTGCGTCTTATTGGTGAACTGCATTTTTTACAAAAGTGTAATGCCGCCATAATTAATATGTTATAAAATTATTTTATTAGTGTTAGAATTATATCGGCTATCATCCATCCAATTGCAAAACTGCCTATAAAATAAAAGATAGTTTACTGAGGCATAATTAATATATTATAAGTATAAAGTTTTTAAATCTTCAATTCTTTCTCCTGTTAACTTGAGTTGGTTAGCTCCTCTCCATTCAAAATATCCAGTAGCAAAATATCCTTTCTCATCTTTCCCTAAACGCTTCACTTTATACAAACTATCTTTTGTTTCAATTACTACTCCAGTAGACATTTCTCTATCATACTTTTCTTTAAACTCATTCAATACAATATCACCTACTTTTATAAATCTATTTGAATTCATACTAATATTTTTATTTATTACATCCTATAGAAATATCAATTAATTTTATTTTATCAAACACCCTCCTACCTTTCTTATCTATATGTTCGCCCTCAACTTCAAACTTCGAACAAAATATACCTTCTTTCCTGTAAATTATTTTTTTATCTCTCATAATTATATATTTTTATACTCTGCATAGGCTGTGGGTGTTTCCCATACAGTTACAACTCTTAAATTAATTCCTTTTTTCTTAAACTCATCCTCCAAAGCATTATAAATCCATTCTGCCATGTTCTCTGCCGTAGGAACAAAGTCTACATCAATTACTCTAAAGCTTTTAGCGGATAAAAACTGAATAATATCCTTGTCATATCTACCACACAACATACAACCATGATCTAACTCATCATCAAAGAACTTCTTAGCTATCCTCGTAACTTCTTGAAAATCCGCTACCATTCCCTCATCAGCATCTCCTGTTTTATCGTGCCGTGGGTCATCATCTTCTAGCATATTATGCCCAATAAAAGTAAGCCTCACTTTATACCTGTGTCCATGTAAGTTACGACATAAACCAGCATGGTTAGGCAACCTGTGTGCCATATCAAATTCAAAGTCTTTTGAAATTTTCATATTATTTTCGATTAAAAATTATTTTATATATAAACTCAGTTAAATGTAAAATAGATATTCCAATCGCTAAAGCTAATAAAAAAGCTATCACAACTGCAATAGGTAACCATATAGGAGAGAATACCCAAATCCAAGACCAAAATATTAATCCTGTAATTTTTAAGAATGCAAAAATTGCTACTGACGCAACTAAGTAACCCAATGATATTTCCATTCCATATGTTTTCATAAATTATTTTTTAACTTTCTGCATTACTTCTTTATGGTCTTTTATGTGTTCTTTAATAGGTCGTTTTCTATTGCATGAATTACATACTATAAACACATCTTCTTTTTTTATTTTTCTTCCTCGTTCATCTATATCCAAATATTTTTTAGCATATTTACAAAACCTTAGCTGGTGAGCATTACCACACTCACATATAGTCATCGCTCTTCCTAACATGAATACTACTTTAATTCCTTTTACCTTAGGCACTGCTGGTATAGATAAATGTTTGCTCATAGCTATTTAAATTAAATTACATTTTTAGTCTACCATACTTTGTTAAGTTTTACAATCACTCCCCCACCCCATGCCATTTCTGACATTTTGGTTTGTATACTTGGCTTAGCTTAGCCATTTGTATTTTACTAAATGTCTTACTTTTCTTCCTCTTTTGGTTCTACCTCTGGCGGAATATCAGACTCTTCTTGTTCCTGAATAACATTTAACTTCTCTGCCCGTTCTGTAACTTCCTTATACTTATCGGGAAAATTATTTTTTAAAAATTCCTCACATATTTCAGTAATACCTAATTCTTGTGGACTACTCCCTGTCATTTCTATTGCGGAAGAAACCATATCTAACTGAGTAAGAGTAAGCCCAAAGGTCAAATCATTTAATATATTTGAGCTATCACCTAGCGAAGTTATTTCTTCAGGCAATTCTGTACTATCGGTAGCTAAAGCATTAGGGTCAAAGTCTAATAATTCCTCATAGCTTTTTAATTCTTCTTCAGTAAAGCCTAATAGCTTTATTAATTCATCTTCTGTATAAGTCTTTTTTAATGCTACTAATACCTCAGCAAGTTTAAGACTATCAAAATCTCCTCTCAACTTATTCATCGTGATAGTTCTAACCATTGCCTCAGCATCATTTTTTTCTTCTACAATACAATCAACCTCCTTCCAACCTAATCCTTTTACGGCAAGCCATCTATGCTCTCCGTCTATAATTTCATAAGACCCTTTTTTATCTCCATTTGGGTGCGTTCTAACTATAATGGGCTGTAAAAATCCATCACGTTTAATGTCGTCCATCAACTGTTGTTGAGTTTTATCTCCTACTGTATTTGGATTCCATGTATTAGGAATTATTTTATCTACAGCTATTAATTGTGTATCCATATTATTTTTTTGTTATGATATAAATTAAAGTAATTAAACTAATCAACCCCAAAACTACTAAATATACTAACTCACGAGTATTCGACATTTCTATAAAACCTAAAACATTCTTTGAAGATAAATCTAAAAGTGAATAATTTTTCATAGTAATTATTTAAAGCTTACTCCTCTTTTTGTCCATAACTTAGTTAATTCTGTTTCTTGATTTAAATATGCATGTATATTACAAACATCTAAAAATATGCTATTACTTCTATTTTTTATTAATTTATCGAAAGACACTTGCATATAACTACTAATTTTTGGAAAAATTTTATTTCTAAATGCTTCAAAACCTGCTTTCTTAGCAACATTTCGCATATGAAAACTCCTAGTACCGTAATCTGTAATATCAAAATACGAAACGCTACCAAATCTCTGTCCTATATTCCAACTAGAGCTGTCTACTGAGAACCAAGGATACTTAGTTACAAAAGCATTTTTTGTCATAGCAAATCCATGTACTTTTTTATTATGTTTTAATGCTTCTTTAAACATCCAACCTATATGTATATCTTTTTCAGCAGCACCTCCAATTCCTAGTACCCAAGGTTCGCCATTTGAACACCAGTCTCGCCATTCCTGATAGCAATTTGGTATAGCAGTATGAAATACAGGAATAAACTTTTCTGGGGGTATAAATTTTAATAGCTGTTTACGCCATTTCTTAACTGCTTCATATCCTGAAATAGACCCTACATCAAATTCAACAATATACTCAAAATAATCTTGATACTTTTTAATAAACTCATAATAACGCTCTACATATTGGTCAGGAGTATACTTAGAGCTTGTAACCTTTTTTTGTGGCATAGAACGCCCTCCAATACCTGTCTTAGTCTCATACTCATTTAAATAACTATGTGCTCCTGAATCTAGCATTAAAGTTTTACACATACCTTTTACTTGATCTAACGCTGCTTTTACTGCTTTATCTTTTTTATGCTGTAAATAATAATATGATACCAATAAATTCATCGGCTTTTTAACCAAAGGTAATACATCATTCATATTCTTAGTGTTTTCCGCTGAACTTAAATAAATCCTCATATTAATTTTACTATATTAGTTACATTACTACTATGCAGAAGTGCTGCTGGGTATACTTCCTGATCATTTTTAAGCGCCTCCTGTACTTTCTCTATTACACTATCCTTATCTGAGTATAAACATCTCTGAGGGTAAAGCTCTTTATATGACAGCCTGTTAGGTAAAACTAGACTACAATTATACGAAGCCGCTTCTAAAGCACCATACCCAAAATTCTCTTGTAAAGCAAAACTAACCATAACCTTTGCCTTAGATAATAACTCTAAATAACCTTTTTTATCTAAATTTTGTTCCATTGTTTTAATAAACCTAACGTTATCATCTGGAAATTGAAGCGTCAGCTCGTCAAATAACCAAGGCTGTTTTTCATCATCTAATCTACCGTTAAATACAACTATATCTTCTTTATCTTCCCATTTTTTTCTTGGAACAATTTTATATAAATCTTCTGTATTAAAAGGTAAGCCTGTAACCTCTAATTTTTTAAAATCAATCACTCTACCTTTTTCAATTAACTCTTGTTTAATATGTTGGCTACCTAAAAATATTGTATCAAAACTGTGTATCCAACCTTTCTCAATCCACTTAACCCAATCTTCTATTCCTCTAACATAATCTGTTTCTGTAAAACTTCCAGCATGTAAAATACCTTTAATCTTTACCTTTATATTATGGAAGTAAGCCATATATTTTATACTCTCAATTCCTGGAAACCATAAATCGCTGATAAAAAAGGTGTCCCCCTCTTCAATTTTTCCTTCTTTAAACAGCCTACATACTTGTTCTAACTGTTTAAATTTGTAATAGCAGGTACTATCACTATCTAGAAAGGCTCCTGTTTCTATAGAGGTTGTTAACACTTCACCATCTATTTTAGTATATGGTTTATTTTGCATATCAAACTCAGCCATAAGTTGTGTATCCAGTAAAGTTGTGTATCGCTTTTCTAAATGTTCTAGCGGTAAATAATATATCATTTTAATTAGTGTTACCTCATACTGCTATAGGAGGTGTATAAATTGTCAGTCCCGCATTCTCTTTGTCTTCACTTACCTTTGCAAAATATTCTGTATCTCCGTAGTAAGGAATTAAAAAATTCTTAATTATATCTTCTGCAATCATCTCACAAGATGCCTCAAACTTTGTATTTGCCCACTTATCCGCTATATAATTATTCAGTCTTTTTTTGACCATAAAAAATTCCTTCTCTCTATCTGAGTGCGCTACAGGTATTTGTACGTCAACATAAAATATGTGCCTATGATAATTTCTTAGAAATGCTACCTCATCTGGAGCGTCTTTCCATCTATGCTGTGAAATAAACTGAGTTTTTACGCAAATGTATTTTGAAAACATTACTTAATTAGGTTAAAAAATTCTTGTCTTGAAGACCCATTTTTTTCTAAAAATACTCCTGTAAGCTTGCTTGTTTTCATTACTGAATTTTGTTTTCCAACTCCCCTAGCACTCATACATAAATGTCTTGCCTCTATTACAATAGCGACTCCTTTTGGTTTTAAATGTTCTTCAATTGCTTCAACAACCTGTTGTGATATTCTTTCTTGGTTTTGAAGTCTTCTGGCAAACACATCTAGTATTCTAGCTAACTTACTTATTCCAATTATTTTTCCATCTGGAATATAAGCTATATGCGCCTTACCAAAAAAAGGCATTACATGGTGCTCACACATTGAGTAAAATTCAATATCCTTTAATACTACCATCTGGTCGTAACCCTCTGCGTCAAACGTAGTTATTACATCCTCAACATTTGTAGCGTACCCCGAAAATATTTCATCGTACATTTTGCCAACCCTCTTAGGAGTATCCAATAATCCATCTCTGTGGCAATCCTCTGTAGGAATAGTTGCCAATAAATTTAGAACCGCCTGTTCTCTTTCAGCTTGTATGTTATCTTTTACACTCATAATCTTAAAGTTAGTTATTAAATTATTGCTCCCAAGGGAAGGAAACCCAGCCATCTTTTTCTTTCAGACAAAAATCTGCTAAATCAGGCGAATGAGGTTTCCTATATAAAACAGCAATTTTAGAATTTGGATAATACTTCTTTGCCACTTTCAAAGTATTTCCAGAATCAACTAAATCATCTACTATCAACCAACCCGACCTTCTCGATACTGTCAAATTAGCTGGTATTACTTTTAACTCTTTCTGTTCATTATCTTTATTATAAGATGCTACGCAAAGTGTCCTTATTAATTTTACTTGCAAATATCTTGCTAAATAATAGGCAGGAACTAATCCTCCCCTAGTAATAGCGAGTATTTTTGTTTGTTGGGTATATGGAATCATCTCGGCTAAAGCTTTTATATCTTCTTCAAACTCTTTCCAAGTAATTTTAATTGGTTTATTTAGCATTTATGTTAATGAGTTTAGTTTTAAAGTTAAACTTCTCGGCATCTTTTAAATACATCGCTACTACTTCCATAATATCCTTAGCTTCAGTCTTATCTCTTATTCTGAAATAAACTGTAGGTCTTGTTATAGTCCTATCCACTACATATGCTCTCGCACTTTCATATTCTTTTACAGAACTAATATTAATTAATATCTCATCTAAATCCTGTAACAAAGGCAAATTTCTAGGGTCTACATCATTCTTCTCTGCCGATGGAGTATCTAGCCTTAGGCAAAAAATTATATTTCGCTGTCTTCTGATAGTTTCAATAACATCAGATGCTTCCGTAATATAGTAAATAATTTTACCCTTGGAAATCAATCCTTCAATAACAACCTGAATGTCCGTATTATCAATTAATTTTCCCCTTACCAAAACATTTTTAAGAGAACATCCTAAAACCTTCTGTATAATATCACTGACTTCAGTGTCTTCTCCCTTATCACTAACCGCAACCATTGTACAAGGAGTACCAACTAAAGAACCTTCAGTAAGAACTACTTGTTTTATAGGTAGTATTTTTAACATAATAAAAAGTTATACGCCCCGTTTATTTGGGCCGTGAAGTAAAATATTAAATCTATTTGACATTCTGTATCCTTCTTTCAAGCATATCTGTTCTATATAAGGAAGCGTTCTCGTCATTCCAACTGTATCAGTATGAAAAGGTTTTAACCAAATCTTAGTAGCAGGTATTTTGAAATCCCTTTGCAATGTCTTAACCTCTTTCATATCAGTGGAATCCTTAATTTCAAATAAAAACTTTGATTTCTTATTACTTACTAACTCGGCTAAACTGTCCTTCTTAATTCTATTATGGTGTGTTTCCATTACCGACCCTTGAGCCGAATTTCCCAACTTAACCTGAACATTATACTGACTAACATATTTTTCAAACTCTGGTAAAGGCATAGTTCTCCCATTTGTTTCCATTTCTACAAAAGGCAATTTACCAAATTTTTCCTTGAATGCTTTAAAAAAACTAATCAAACCTTCTTGCTGTAGCAATGGCTCCCCTCCAGTAATAATTAAATGGAATTTATTACCTAAGGACAACTTCGTTATCTCTGCCACTACTTCAGAAGCCCCCATTACTTTTTTATTTTTCTCTGGGTTCTCCGTTGCGTAAGTATGTATAGAATTTTTATCATGGTAATCTGTACCAAAAAGCCTCACCAATACAGCGGGATATCCTGAATAACTACCCTCTGACTGTACTGCTGAATACACTTCGCTTAGCTCTAGCTTTGTCTTCATATAAATAGGTGTTCAAATTATAAATAGTGAACACTCCTTTAACCTCAAACTAAGTATATAGCTCACTAATAAAATTGTCAACTTTTTATTTAGCAAGTTTATATTTCTGTCCTTTGCCTAAGCCCAGTTGGCAATTGTACTGACCATAATGATACTGACAGACACTTGCCCATCCTCTACCTAAATTACAGTCATACATAGCGAGCTGGTCACAGAAATCGCACTTTGGAAATTCATCGACTTCTACTTCAGTGTGGTTACTCATGGCGATAAAAATTATGGTATTAATAAATTATTAAATAATTCTTGTTTCTTGTCTTCGATTTAATTCATTCATTATTGCATTTTCTCTTCTCTTATTGCCTGTTTCAATCGCCCTATCCCATTCCCATTTTAAATCTTCAAGAGACATATTTTTAATTGTTAATTGTTTGTGATTAGTCATCTTATTTATTGGTTATTAATTATTATTACATACTTATTGTAGCAAACTTTGTTAACATTGTCAACTTTTTTATCTTGACAAAATTAAAAAATATGTTATAGTTAAAACATATATTCAAACCTAAAACGCATTTTAGGTCTACTTTTTCCAGCAATCCGATATAAAGCCCTCAGCTACTATAGGAACATTCTTTAGCTTAATAGCATTCTCCATTGTATGTTTTACTACCTTTAAAACTTCCTCCGCCTTATTTTCTGGGCATTCTACAATCACTTCGTCATGTATCTGCACAAGAATATGCGAATCATACTGCGGCAAAATCCTATGCAAATTACGCATCATCACTTTAATCATATCCGCCGCTGAACCTTGAATTATACTATTCATACTTTGCCTTTCCATGTGACCTATTGCCTTCCAATCCTTTTCTTTCTTAGCTTTGGCATAATCAGGAAACCTACGCTTCCGTTTTAATATTGTCCAAATAGCATAATTTCTTTTCATTGTATTCTTTGCTCGCTCTACTAATATCTTTATATTCTTAAATTTATGAAAATAACTTGATATAAATTTATCAGCTTCTTCAACTGTTATTCCCAAATTTTTAGACATTCCATAACCAGTAGTCCCAAATATAATTCCGAAATTAATTGTCTTAGCAATGTTTCTACTTACTCCCATTAAATCTGCTGTCTGCTGGTGTATATCTCCCCCCTCCTGAAATGCTTTTATCATCGTTGGGTCTTCCGATAAATAAGCAGTTACTCGTAATTCAATTTGACTCAAATCACATATCACAAACTTATATCCTGCTCTTGGAATAAATGCCTTTCTAATATCATACTTATCGTTCCTTCTAGGTAGTTGCTGTAAATTTGGATTACTGCTACTAAACCTTCCCGTTGCTGTTCCTGTCTGCTTAAACGAAGCATATATAACCCCCATTTGTACTCTCTCTTTAATTCCTTTTACATAAGTGCTATGCAACTTAAATAATTCCCTGTAGCTAAGAATTCCTTTAATCAATTTATCTTCTGGGTACTTATCTTTTAAATATTTTAATGCCCCTACATTCGTTGACTTTGCTCCTGAGGGAGTTAAATACTCCCTCGGTAACTTATAATCTCTATCCTGATATAAAACTTCCCCTAGTTGTTTTGGACTATTAATCTCAAACTCTCTCCCTGCCTCTTTCCAAATATCCGCCTTCAATTGAATAATATCTTGTTCTATTTCTTTTCCTATGCGCTCTAAATATTTCTCATCAATACTTATACCTCTCGTTTCCATATCCATAACTGCCAATATCAAAGGCAATTCTAATTCTAAATATTCTTTCCATAATCCCTCCTCTTCCATTTTGGGTTTGAATTTCATAAATAATTTATAAGTATACTTGCAATCATCAATACAATATAAACCTAATTGCTTTTCCCATGCCTCTAAGTCTTTTGGAAACTCATCAGTCAACATTCCATATTCTTCTAATACGGGTCGCTTCTGTACATCTTTAAACTCCACAATCTTGTCCTTCTTAACCCTTAATACTGACTCAGCTAATTTCTTTAATCTAAAACTATGCCTGTTTTCATTTAACAACCACGCCATAATCATTGTGTCCTCATAATGACACTTTTCAATTTCCCAACCATGTCTCTGAAATACTGTTAAATCAAATTTTGCATTATGAAAAATCAATTTACACGTATCTAACACCTCCTGAAATGCCACTCTATTCTCTACTGTATCTAGTATCTTATATGGAATATACGTCTTTACATTTTCCCCATAAATTCCTACTCCATCTAATTCCAAATGGAAAGCGTGGGTCTTAACTTTACTAAACTCTTCGGTTTCAGTATCTATTCCTATGTATTCCTCTAATAATACTTTTTTAATTACCTCTTCGAATTGTGCTTGAGTTTTAATTATCATAAAATATTTGAATAAGGTAAATCAAATTCTTTCCTATATATTTTACCAACCTCTGACTGATTTTCACATACATATAAATTATAAGGACTGTTATCTAAACCATTTCTATTTAAATGCGTTACTATTTCTTCCTCTTTTAATTTTCTACCCAATACTAATTCTGCTACTAGTACATGTTCAGGCACATATCCTTGCAGTGCTCTATGATGCTTAGGGTCTAAAATATGCCAATACCCATTTTTTAAACGTCTACCTCCTTTCCAATTATGATGTTTTTCCCTTAATCTTTTTTTACCTCCTTCACTTATTTTATTTTTAAAGAACTCCATTTTTACTGCCTCTTCATGTGAACGTAATTTAAAATCATATTTTTTCATTAATGCCCTTATATCACCCGCCTTAACTTCAAACACTTTAGCTATACTCCCCATACCCATTCCAAGTTTATAATATAACCTATATAATTCTTTTTTTGTTATTTTGTCTTTCATAATTTTATTATAATTTTATTATATATGACAATCCACAATACTAATTCTTGTATCCTCTGGTAGATTCTTCATCAATTTATCAAATTCTTTATCCCACTGCTCCTGTTCCTTTTCATTATTAACCGCCTCCCACCAACCCATACTCCCTTTCTCATGCCACTCTTCATCTTTTAATACCGCAAAAGTAGCCAACGAACTTTGACTTTCTATAAAATCTTTTTTACTAATATTTTTAGCAATACCCCACCAACCTGTAGGGTCTTTCTTAAACTTCTCCCAATTCTTTTTTGCAAGAGCTATCTTATCCTTTTTCATTCCCTCAAAATCAATATCTTTTATTAAGGCAGAGTCTACATAACCTTTCTTTCCTTTATTACCAAATACTCCTGCTTCCCCCTCTTCCCCTGACATAGCTCCCTTCTTTAATTTCAAATAACCTCTCCAACGACCTCCTAACAAATACCAATCCCATTTAGCATTTGGATTCCAATAACAACCATATCCTCCTTCTTCCTTATTTAAACTATATCCATGATACTCTCTCATATATTCATACACTGTCATTGCCGAATATTTCTTTATCATATCTTCCGAATGTTCTTTTGAACCCCAAACATCTTTTAAAGGTTTATCCTTTTGATACTTATCTGGTTTTTTAAAATCCTTTTCCTTAATCTTATCCTCATACCCCTTTATACAGCTCAATCTATCTTCCTCCGCCCCTTCCAGAGAAAACTCAAGGTCAAATTCTGCCCTTCCATCTAACTTTTTATCCTCCTCTGATAAATCCAATTCCTCAAATGGGGCTAAAGCGCTGTCTAAACTTTCATCCTCTAAATGAATAACTGCTACTGTAAAATGACTCATATTATTTTTTGGTTAATTAATAAGAAGCTATAATTGTAACTGGTTCTCCCGTTTCCTTTTCTTTCTTTTCCGCTAATGCTACAAAATCATAATATGAATCTAAAATACTTTTTTGAGGAACTTCATTTTTATATACTATCCTCTCCCGTTCTTTCGCTGTTAATATAACTTCTGGTAACCTATCCCGCATTACTTTAGCTGGTATCTTTGCTTCTCCATCTTCAAATGCCTCTGGAACTAATACCTTTGTAGCGTAAGGGTCTCCATGATACGCTTCTCTGAGATATCCCACATGTCCTTTGTCTATTGAAAATCCTGTTATCTGATTTTTCTCCGCTTTTTCTGACATATCTTTCCACTTCATATAAATATCTATTCCGTAGCATAAGCGTTTCTCCTTAAATGAAAACGAATTTGAATTGTAAGAATGAACCATATTATTTTTTATTAGATGATAATTTTTTTCTTGTATTAACTATTGCTTGAAACATTGCCATTGTTTCTGCGTAAGCTGTATTTAAATAATCTACATCTTCCGCAGTAGCATTATGAGTATCTAGGGCTATTGTTATACTCCCGTTCTTGCTTTGAATAATTCTGCTTACCTGTCGTATATTAGCTTTCCAAGATGTGGCACTATAAATCAAAGACACTAAAGCTACTACTAAAAATAAAATTGCTATAAAATTATCCTCCCCCTGAAAAGCAATAAAGGATATAATTAAGGGTGACCAAAAAGATATATTATTCATATTATTCATATTATTTATTAAGTGTTTCAGCTAGTTTTTCCATTTCATTAGAATCATCTCCAAATAATTTTAAAGCTACCTCAAGAAGCTCAAGTTCCGTTTTAAGAAGCTTCACATATCTTTCCGCCTTCTTCACATTCTCTTTAATAAACTCAATTCTATCATCTACAATTTTCCGATGGCTCTTATCTTCAACCTCCTCCCTACCATTTGGTACAATTCCACTCATAATATTTTTTAGTTATTAATTATTCTTCGTCCCCCGCTTCATATAAACCAAATCTTACATACTGACTAGCATTATTAACCTTTCTAAATTGTTCCACCCTATCCCCTAATTCTTCCTCTAGCATTTCTACATCCCATTTTATACTACCTTTTCGGTCTACCCATTTAGCATAACCTATTTCATTTTCTAGTAATTTTATACCCGACACACTCATTGCTCCTTTAATGCTTTTTTTCATAGGTTCAATTTCTTTTTCTAAACGAGCTACTTCTTGCTTAGCTATCTTGAGCTTCTTATATGAACTCAAGGCTTCCATTAATGCTTCCATAATATTTTTAGTTATTGTTAATCTCTCGATAGTAATAAGTAATGCAAGTGTATTGTCTCTTGCTGGTTCACCTCACACCCCAACCGCCATTATCGTCATACTTGCCATAGGTCTGGCTTTTGTTCAGTACATAGTTTCTAGTGCGAC